CTATCTGCCTACCCATGTTTGGATTGGTAACCTTCCCGGTTCATGGGCAGATTCCATCGTTTTGACAGAACAAATCAAAACCATAGATAAAAGACGTTTAGGAGAATATATAACAAAGCTAGGCGAGGGCAAAATGAGCCACATCAATCGAGCATTGGAAATCAGCATTGGTCTGAATGCCAGTGAATTAAATCTCTCTATGGAATTGGAAACAACTATCGAGGAGGATAAAACATGAATAGTACTCAAGCGAATATCGATTTGTGCGGTGTTAGAAATCTTCTGGAATCTCTTAAAGGACATGGCTTTACAGAGAAAGAGCTTAAGAAAATCTCATCTCGAATAGCTGTTCAGAGCAGTGCAACGATCATAATTTCTGACCGTCAAAGTGCTGCTTAAGAGCTTGTAAATCAAGGATAATATGCCACTCTTTGAGGAAAAACTTTGTTAGTTATTATTTCATGTTTCTAATAGCTTTAACAAAAGGTTTGTGATATTGTTTGTTGCGATAGGAGGTGAACAAGCATGGGAAAAACTATGACCGAAGGCAGCTCAGCCTTGAAAAACAAGCGGGTCATTGTAATTGAAGCAACAGAACAGCAGGAAGAAAAAATACTGAAAGTTGCCGCCTATGCTCGTGTCAGCTCCGATTCAAGCGACCAACTTAATTCCTTTATGGCTCAGATGAACTACTATTCGGAGCTTATATCCACCCACGAAGGATGGTCCATGGCCGATATTTATGCTGATGAAGGAATCACAGGAACGTCAGCTGAAAAACGTCTGGAATTTCAAAGGCTTCTGAGTGATTGCCGTAAAGGTCGTATCGATAAGATACTCGTAAAGTCTATCTCACGATTCGCTCGAAACACAAAGGAATGCCTTGAAACGATTCGTTTCCTAAAATCAATCGGTGTCGGAGTCTACTTTGAAGAGCAAAACATTGACACTACGGCTATGAGTGGCGAGCTATTAACCGCCGTATTTGCTTCTATCGCCCAAAAAGAAAGCGAAAGTATTTCCGGCAATATGAGATGGAGCTATGAGCATCGAATGAAAACCGGTACTTATCTCCCCTCATCTATGCCATATGGATATGAAATCAAGAATAAGAAAATTGCTATAAATGAAGATCAGGCGAGAATAGTTCGTCTGATCTTCTCTTCTTATCTGGCAGGAACTAATATGAACGAGATAGCCAGAATGCTCAATGCTTCTAAGATACCTGTTAAGACCGGAAATCCTCAGCAGAAATGGTCAAAGAGCTCGATCTCGTACATACTTTCAAATGAGAAATATATTGGGGATTCGCTGTGGCAAAAAACATATTCTACTGACACATTCCCAGTCCGCAGGCAGATCAATAAAGGGGAAAAAGAGAAATACTATGCGCAGAATACTCATCCTGCCATTATAGATCTGGAAACCTTTGAAGCTGTCCAAAGATTAAAAGAACAACGGAAAGAAATCCTTGATACTTCTCCCGGAAAGACAAGCCCGTTTAGTCAAAGCATTTATTGTGGACATTGCGGTGCCTTGTTCAGAAGAAAGAGGTGCCGTGGGATCCAATATTGGGAATGCAGCAATCACTCACAAAGTAAGGAAAACTGTGTCTTTCAACAAATTCCTGAAACGGAGTTCCATAATGCTTTCCTTCATCTCTATCACAAGCTAAAGCTTCATGGGCAGCCGCTTCTCAAGCAGATGATAGCTGACCTTAAAACGGTAAGGGAGCGGCGAATGCTATGGAGTGTTGACATCATTGAATTAAACAAAAAAATATCCGACCTGACCGATCAGGATCACACATTATCTGAGATGAATAAACTCGGATTTGTGGATCCTGATATCTATATATCCCAAAGCAATGAGTTGGCAAGAAAAATTGCTGCAGCCAAGCAGGAAAAGGAACGTCTGATCGGCATGAGCCAGGACACGATCATGCCTCAGACACGTGACTTAATGGAAACAATAGAATCCTTTCCCGAATTTCTTCCGACCTTCGATTCAGAAGTCTTCACGAATCTGGTAAGCAAAATCACTGTAGAGAGCAACGAATGCCTGCGATTCACTCTGAAAAACGGGCTGGAACTCAGAGAAAAAATCGAAAGGACGATCAGGCGATGACGAAGAAACGTAAGCAACCATTTGGTTATGCCATGCAGAATGGGAAAATCGTTATCAACGAGTCAGAGGCCGCCCTGGTAAGAGATATCTTCATCGCTTATAAAAACGGCAACTCTTATTCGCAAATAGTAAAGATACTAAACAAGCAGCCTATCCCATATTTCAACCCTGGGACTCCTTGGGCTAAAACTATGGTCGCACGAATTCTGAGTAACACAGCATATCAGGGAAGCGAACAATACCCTGCTGTTATCACGCAAGACGAATACCAAGACGCCTTATCGAAGAAGCCGATTACAGGAGCCTGCTTAGAACAATTTCAAGATTTCAAGGCGATACGCCATATGGTCAAGTGCAGCAATTGCGGAAGCCCTCTAAAAATGGGAAATAACAGATATCGCAATGTCAAATGGAGTTGTCCATCATGTGGAGTCTTTGCGTCAAGGACAGCAGATACAATGGTGCATCTGGCAGAGATCATCAACCATCTCATAGAAACTCCAGAACAACTTCACGGATCGCCAAGAAAGAAGGTATCGGAAGCGATAGAACTTCGCCGTAAAGAGGATGCGTTCGCTTGCGAGATAAACAACTCCGCATTCGATGAACAAAAAGCAAGGATCGCTGCAATACTTCTCGCCTCTGCCCGTTACGATGTACTTGGCTCAGAAGAATATGAAACACGGAAAATTAAGTACATCCTATCCCACACACAAAAAAGCGAAGAACTGGATACGACACTTTTACGAGAAATTGCTGATGAGATAATCATTCATTCCGATGGAAAAATCGGATTAAAGATGAAGAATGGACAAATAATTGAAAGGAATGAAAGCGTATGAGCAGAGCATCCCCAAAAGTCATTACAATTCCTGCCAATCCTAATCTTGTGAAGGATAAGGAGATCCCGCGTCAGCTTCGCGTTGCTGCATACTGTCGTGTTTCTACCGATGAGGATGAGCAGCTTACCAGTTATGAAGCACAAAAAACACACTATACGGACAAAATCATGACAAATCCGAACTGGGCCATGGCAGGCATTTTCGCAGATGAGGGCATCACCGGTACCTCCGCTGAAAAGCGACCGGAATTCCTGAACATGATCAGAAAGTGCCGACAGAAAAAAATCGATGTCATATTAGTCAAATCAATATCTCGATTTGCACGTAATACAGTTGACTGCCTTAAATACATACGCGCATTAAAAGAATTAGGCATTGCTGTTATCTTCGAGAAAGAAAATATAAACACTCTGGAAGCTGATAGCGAAATGCTCATTACGATGATGGGCGCTTTTGCTCAAGCAGAAAGCGAATCGATCAGTGCCAATGTGCGCTGGGGAAAGCGGCAAGCCATGCGTGAAGGCAGAGCGATAATCCAGTACAAATACCTATACGCCTATGAAAAGGGCGATGACGGATTACCCAAAATTATTCCTGAGCAAGCAGAAATATATCGATGGATCTGCAACAGTTTTCTGGCAGGAAGCAGCTTGCGTATGATCAAGGAGACACTTGAGCAAAAAGGATATACAGCTCCTAATGGAGGCTCTTCATGGTCTGTCGCTACAATACGAAATCTTCTGAAAAGCGAAAAATACTGTGGTGATATCCTGATGCAAAAGAGTTTCATTCAGGACTGTATCAGCGGCAAAGTGGTAAGGAACACAGGGCAACTCCCAATGTATCTTATACAGGATCATCACGATGCCATTATCAGCAGGGAAACCTTTAACGCAGTGCAGGCAGAGTTCTCACGCCGGAATGCCGGCAGGGCACCAAGTAAAAAACTGGCTCCCTCTGGTCGTTCCTGCTACAGTGCCAAGTATGCTCTAACAGAACGCCTTGTTTGCGGAGATTGCGGAACGCCATATCGCAGATGCGTATGGAGTAGAAACGGAGTAAAAAGAGCTGTTTGGCGCTGCTCAAGCCGAATTGACTATGGTACTAAATACTGCAAGAAATCACCTACTATCTACGAGAAGCAACTGCAAACAGCAATCCTTTCTGTGATCAATTCTGTAATGAGTCAAAAAGTCATACTGATAGACCAAATTGCAGATGCAATGAGAATGGAGCTTCTTCCTCTGCCTGGTGAAGCAATGAGCATGACCGAAATAGAAAGACGTCTGTTCGAACTGGAACAGGAATTTCAGGCTGTGTTCCAAATGTCTCGCAACGAAGATGGTGGTTATATGAAATATGCCAGCACATTTAAGAGAATCAATGACGAAGCGGCAGAATTAAAAGAAAAAAAGAGGTATATCTTGGAACAACAACAGCATGATTCTGTATCCAACAAGCGAATCCAGGATGCTGTTGATATATTAAATACCGGTTCTTCAGAGGTGACCGAGTGGGATGAGAGCCTTGTCCGCCAACTAGTAGATATGGTCAAAGTAATATCTGAGGACAAAATTATGGTCAGGCTGAAAGGCGGCTTGGAAATTGAAAAAACACTTGATGAGGAAAGAGACTAAATCACAGGGTGTATATCTAAAAGAGGTTCGCCCCACATTTTAGGGTGAACCTCTTTTGTGAATTTGACAATCTAATTGCAAGCATCAATATAAGCCTCTTTTTGTTTTCTCAACTCCAGATCTACAATTCTTTTTTTGTTGTATAGCAAAAGATCTCTGGTTCCTTCAAACAAATCCTTTGTTCCGGAAATGAACACCGCTACCAGATAATGCTTCTCTTTCCATTTGCGATATAAAGGCTTTAATTGCTCTTGCAATACAGTGTTTCGGCTTTCCTCTTTTGTGAGCCAAACTTCTACAATAGAGTCGCCCCTTATATTGATTTCCACGGTACCATCCTTTCACAAGCGGTATGGCGGAGGTTCGCCCTACATTTTAGGTCGAACCTCCTTCACCGCTATAGAATTGAGATTCTATGTCTTCATTTTCATACAGATATCCGTCCTCGAAATCATCGGACATATTGAAGCGAAATGCTTCATCATACAGCATATCATCGTCCGGTTCTGTTGAAAGCGTTATCTCCTTTGAATACAGCTTTTTTAGTTGTAGTCGCGTAGAAAGATTTTTTCTCTTGCCGTTATACTCATTGACCATCGCTTCAGCGAACCCCAAAGAACCGCTGCGACGTTCCTTGGCTGTACGACATAACTGCTTTACGGATACAACACCAAGCTTCTCTTTGAACATTTCGTCATCCAAAGAATCACCATATACAATAACCATTTTCGCCAGAGCATTGAGAATATTCGCTGAGAAAGAGTTTAAGTCACCCTCCCAGGTACCAAGACACAATCTAATAACTCGGTTCAATGTGTGATATCCGTATGTCTTGTAAATACCTTCAATTGTAGACACCGCGCATATAACGCCATGTCCTCGTTTGTTCCCTATTTTCAGCCCATATGATTCGACAAGGTCGCGAATGATAAGTTGGTCATCATTGCCGGCCTCAATATTCGCCATGAAAATCTCATATGGTTTTAATCCACGGACATATTTCATCTGATTGGCAAAGATGTCGGCTTCATGCTCATAGCAAAGCTCATCATAAATCATACACCAGACAGGGGTATCTCTTGAACCGGAAACAAGGGCAACGATCTCAATCGTATGCTGTCCATTAAATACGTAGTTTACCCCGTCACGACGACTGACTTTTACAGGATTGATCTGATATAGGTCAAAATTCTCGGCCGCAAGGGCGATATGTGATTGCGAAAGCTTGCGTTGATAATTCTGGTTCGAAACCAAATTCTTAATCGGGATCTGCTCAAAATGCACGTTCGGTACAAATCTGCTGAAATCTTTCATTTAATCCTCCCTGATACTGGAGAGCATCTTCAAGATTTGACTGTGCAGCTCTACAAGTGATTCTTCAAGTTTGCTTCTGGCTGAATCGGATATGATGCTCAAATCTGTTTTGGTTCTTATACGATTTATGGAACTTGTCCATGATGGGATCGTCAGAGTAAGGCCTGTGATTTCGGCATCGGGATCAAATTTAGGCATGTCTTTTACAGATGGGAAACTAGGAGCCGGTTCGCTGACCGTTTCAACGCTCTCTTGAATTTCTTTCCTTGTCGTTTGATATTGGACAAAAGGACTCTTTCTCATTTCAAGTCTGCGGCAAAATTCCTTTATTTCTTCTGCACTCATTCTTGATAATCCTACAAGATTTGCATGCGAAATTTTGTACCTCCCTGATAAGATCTTGGGCACGATTGGTGGGTACTTGTTTCTTATCTCGGTTAAAGCGCGAGAATACGTCGCATACTTTTCTACGGTGCCATGTGAGATATGATTTTCCTCTGCTATGCGTTTTGCAGTTTTATTTCTTGATTCTATTTGGAGTACGATTTCATCGGGATTAAATTCTTCATATGGAACAGGATCGGAGCTTTTACTATACTGGTTTATTCCTGATACATTCCTGATAGTGTTGGCTTCTTTCTCTGCTTCATATTGTGTACCAATCAAGAACTTTCTGGCTTCCTCGGTTAAATTTCTTCTGCCTAGCTGATTAGCGCATATCCATGCAATAACGGATTCTCTACAATCAAAATCCATCTCCGTTACTGCAAACGGTATATTGTGTTTGGTACAAATCTCATAACGGTTGTGCCCATCTATGATTATTCCTTTCCAAACAACGATAGGATCCCTGCAGCCATCAGTCAGCAGATTTTCTTCCAACTGCAAATATTCAGACTTGAACAGCGGCCTGATGATCGCTTTGAAATCTTTATCAACTTCTAATCTCCATATTTTCATTTTGCCGTTTTCAAACATCATTTTATTTCCTCTATGACCTCAATAGATTTAAGTGGGAAAATGGCAGCTCTTTGATCCTTTGTGACCCAACCCGTCAATCGATAGAGCTTCTTATCATCCAGATGACTATCTGAGCGAAGCAGCATCTCTGTAAAAAGCCTGCTGTAGATTTCGATAGAGTTAGCTGAGGCCATCATTCGCTGATCAATTCTATGGGATTGATCTCCGGTATGCTGTTGATCTACACAGCGTATCGCAACCATAGAATGATCGGGGCTGACAAGAAGCTGTACAAACTTGGGATCACCAAGAAGATGAAGAGTCGCTTTATGAATACGGAGCCGATATTTCTTTAAATCAACAGATATAGAAATAGGAAGATCGGATGTAACACACATATTCTCAACCTCCCAATCCGGATAAGACGTGAGAAACTGAATTGTTGGTCTGTGGAGCCTCTACTACGGGTACAGAAGATTCTACCTTAGAACTCTCTTTATTCTTAATGGCATAGACAGCATATCCGTCAAAGATATTTACCTGCATCGCTTTTCTGTGCTCATGAAGCGGCAGACCGAACTGGTTCTTCCATTCTGCAGGAAATACCGGCGTCCTTGTTGTTTTCATCTTTTCACCCTCAATAACAGAACGCTGATATACCTCCGTCGCGGTCAAATCAAAAGCAAGGAGTGTCAGTCCATTAGACCGAATGACTTTTCCCAGGATCTTGTACCTGTGTATCGGATTCCAGTCCATCATGGAAAAGACCTTAGCAAAGAACAATGTACAGGTCATTTGTTTCGGCTTTCTTTTGCCATTTGTGACATTACACCACATAAAAGAGTCTCTGGTATCTTCGGGACAGGGCAGCAAAGCCAAAATCTTGCTTTCCTGATTGACCAGAACCTGAACATGATCTACGTTAGAAAATTTCTGCAGGCAGGCTGAATTTACATAGAACTTTCGATTATTAAAGCAAATTGCCGGCTCATGAAGATGAGCAAAGAACTCTCTTCTTACTACTTGAAACTCATCAAGGACAAAATCCTCGTTCATTTCCAGAATATCATCTTCAATTTCAGCAGCTAGGATCGGATCTATGGCTGTATCGGGTATATCAGACGAAATGTCACCTGCTCTATCTGGGATAAAAATGTTCTCAACTGTTAAATCATTCATGGTTTACCTCCGGTCTAGCTAATATCCTGAGTTCCTGTTTGATATACCTCTGAAGCTCGTCAAAGCCTGTTACCTTCAGCTGCTTACCTGATTCAAACAGTCGACCTTCCATGTAAAGTTTCCAATCCTCTTCGCTCTGGGATTCGAGCGCAGACAAGGATCGTTCCTGCAGATAAAAAAGTTCACCGAACTCATTTACCCATTCTTTTGGAATTGCACGGATTCTTTTTCCGGATGGAGTCAGAGGCTGAACGGCAGTTGTCCCCTCCGGAGAGAGCTGTTGTACAGGCATGACATAAGACTTGAAAAAAGCCTCTGTATTGACTGCGTCAAATATGTACGCCATTTCATTTGCTGTTTCATAAAGAGAGCCAATGATTCGATACTTACAATCGACCTTCCATCCAAACAGTTCATAGAGTGTTCCTATAAAAGCTGAGGCTGGTATCTCTCGCGGCAGATATGTACCGTCTTCTTTTTTAGAGAATATGACACTATTACGGTTTGCCTTATCTGATGGTCTTACAGCCAGCTTTCTTTCCAATGGATTTATCAATATCTCCACACGGTTCTTGTTTTCAAATTTTCTGACACAGGTGGTATTAAATTTGATTTTTTGATCACTGAGCACAACAGTAGCTCTGTTTAGAGGATTGAATAGCTCAGATCGAGCAACTTCAAATCCTCTCAAATCGAAGTCACCCGGCTCGACCTCAATTTCAATAACCTTTTCTTCAGGTTTTGCCAGGCATTCTTCAACCTCTTCCTCTGTATATGCACTTTGAGATGCCATGATATAATCGGCAGCCTTAAATCCCGCCCATCTGGGATTAATTGATACATATCCTTTAAGCATGCCGCTATCTATAACACGAAGTTCTGGCAAAACAGATCTTCCTCTGTACTTTGCATTATCCAATAATCTCTGAACCGCAATGAAGTCGTCTCTAGAAACTATTGGTTCATGATGATTGTAGTATCTGCTTTGGGGACGTTCTCCTCGATTCTTTTTTGAAAGGTGGTCATGAAAGTTTGGAGTGAACGTTTTCCTTGTCAAAACATCTCCGCAATGTCTTTCATTTCTGAGGATCTGTACGATACTATTTGACGTCCATTTGATATTTCCAAGATAGGATCTACGCCCCAGGGCAATAAACACATCTGCGATCTGTTGAGTGGAATATCCATACAAATACATATAGAAAGCAAGTTTTACAGTAGGCGCTTCCTGCTCATTTACTATCAGATTGCCGTCCATATCGTGTGTATAGCCTAAAAGCTTGGGTGTAAGAGGAATTCCGTTATCCAAGCGCATGCGCAGCGATGTTTCCATGCTCCTGCTGCGAGTATGTGATTCTTCTTCGGCCATTGTCGCCTGAAAAGAAAGAGCCATCTGAGACTCATCATTCAGGGAGAAAATACACTCCGACTCAAAAAACACACCTACCGGTGGCTTAAGCTCGGCCAGTTCACGAACCATGCCGATGCAGATCATTACGTTTCGAGCAAATCGAGATACACTTTTAGTGATGATAATGTCAAGTTTTCCGGCTCTGCAGTCAGCGATCATCTGATTGAACTCGTCACGCTTTTTTAGTGACGTTCCACTGATACCTTCATCTGCATAGATTCGAACCAACGTCCAGTTGGGATGGCGGACAACAAAATCTTCGTAATACTTTTTTTGAAGTTCATATGATGATGTCTGCCTGACATCGTCTGTTGAAACACGCGCATATATCCCCACTCGCTGATGAACTTCATTATCATAGAAATCAATGGGTTTCTTTGCAGGAATGTATTCGTAATTATCCGGATCAAGCCGCCCCTGCATCCTTTGCCTTTGTTTTGCTTTTTGTTGCTCCTTAAGGCGGCGCTTCTCCAGATCAATCATTTAAATAACCTCGTCTTTCTTCATCATCCGGAAGCACCTCCCAATCGGGGCTCGGAAGGAAATAAGTGTCGAATAAATCTTCACGATAATAGCTAGCTAAAGTAAACAGATCCTCCGAAATGAAATAAATTCCGATGGGAGGTTTTTGGGCAGCTAACAATCTTGCGCAAAGCGAAACTTCATGAATCTTTTTGGATACATTGGATACCTTTTGCGTAATGATGAGATCAACTTTTCCATCCATGCAATCACACAAAAGCCGGCTCCATTCCGGTGCAGTTTCCATATTGGGCGCCGTCGAGCCTTCGTCAACGTAGAAATCAACCAGCTCCCAATTAGGGCAAAGAGCGATTGAGTCATAGAACTGTTTTTTGTGATAAGCAAGATAATCTTCATACTTAGTTTGGTTAAAGTATCGGATATAAACACCTATCTTGTACTTTGTCCCTGTGTTTGGTCGCTCATGACGGATGTTGTGCATCCATATCCTGTGTTCTGCAATCTGTTTAGAGCGCAGACCTGCATCACCGGTGAGTAAGGAAAGAGGATTCACTCCTTGTATGGCATTCATTCTGCTGAATATCTCTAAGTCATTCATTTCTCTATCTCCTCACTTAAAAGCACTAACATTCCCGTTGAGTATCATTCTATCCTTACAGGTTGAGATAAGAAATAAACCATAAGTCAGGTTCCCTGACCTATGGTTTGAAGTTAGAAAATAATTTACACATTTTTCGAATTACAAAATAAAGAATAGTTCAGCCAGTTCCTATCAAATGCACTCTCAATAACATATGAGACTCTAATTATTCAAAACATCATCGTTGTATTTGCGCACAACATTTAACCCTCTCGGCGAATATTATATTGATATTAGGGGTTAAATATGATATGATAGTACCAGGAGGTGCATTCCTATGAGATATCAGGAACTTTATGATGAATACTCGGAATTATTACGACGAGAGACCCAGTTGAAGACTCAGATACAGGGTCTGCCTTATGGGTATATCACTAAGCGTAAGATTTCCGGTAAAGAATACAGTTACTTGCAATATACTGTCCAGGGGAAAAAACATTCGGAGTGTCTGCGAGAGGATCGTGTAAATGAGGTTCGAAGTGCTCTGAGTCTCCGTGATGAGCTATCTACTCAGCTGGAACAAGTGCAGCGAGATCTGAGCAGATTGGATAATGCAGCCAAAATTCTTGACACATCTCTAAGCCGCTCCTTTTACTTTCTTAAACAATGTGCTGAAATGGATGCACTTCCCATCGCCAAACGAGCCAAGGCTTTCTCCTTTGCTCGAGCTATAACAGCATTGGAAGGGCTCCCTGCTCGGCCTGAAACCGAAGAACACCTGCGTTTGTGGGCAGATGGGAAGAAATTGTTTTCTGAACTGTATCTTCCCGCACTGCGTCAGTATCATGCATTGGGAGGACAACAATGAAAGTAAGCCATCTCAAAGATCCGTACCTTTACGAAGATGTCCCGGTTCTAAAAAACATTCCCGGCGTCAAAGACAGCGAAGAACTCAAACGTATCGAAGGCGATTTGACACGGATGAGTATGGGCGTTGTCTATGCCAGAGAATATGAGCGTTTTGATTCTGATACACTTCGAGACATCCACAAAACCATTTTTAGTGGAATCTACGAGTGGGCGGGAGAATACCGAACGATCCAGATCGCCAAAGCTGAAGAAGTACTTGGAGGCGATACTGTTCGGTACGCTGCTCCATACGAGATAGCGAATCAGCTCAAGGCAGCATCCAAAGAAATATCCAAATTAAAACGCACAGAAGATCCCAAGACTCTTGTTTTTAAAATAGTCCGTCTGACGGCATCTATTTGGCAGACACATCCTTTCCGTGAGGGCAACACACGATCTGTGATTGCTTTTTCTGTATTATTAGCAGCGAAGCTGGGAATCGAACTGGACTATGAACTCTTTGCCAAACATGCTGCATATGTACGAAATGCGCTGGTTTGGTGTACGCAAGGTATCTACTCCAAATATGAGTACCTGGAAAACATCTATTATGATGCAGCCGGACTTTTGAATGCCGCCCAACCTGAACAGGCAGAGAAAACGCGCGACTACTCTGCTATTGGAGATTACAAGGTTGCAGATTACAAGGAGCAGCCCCATGTGTATGCAGAGGAAGAGCCTGGAGAATAATCAGGAGGAATTATGAAAGAAGATCACAAGATATCTGGTTTAGATAATACCGAACTCACCCAGTCTGTTGACCCAATAAATGATCATCAACCGGAGATCGGGCATTATCACTGTGACATCTGCGGAGAAAGCTATCCACAAAAAAAGCAGGCTGAAGAATGTTTTTGGAGTCACGGAGAGATGGCGACACTTCGTTGGTTAGCTCTCGAAGCTTTCTGCACAAAACGATTTGCTGAGAGATTTGAGCAAGTTCCGGAAGACCTGCCACCGTACTGGTTCAAAATTGAAAAAATGAATGAGCTTTATCAATTTGCGGAAGATGACGGAAATGTCATCTGGAATAAGGTGCTTCCAGGTAAACGTATATGAACAAAAACACCCGGCTTTGATGCCGGGTGTTTTTATATGGAGAGCTAATCAAATTCGGTTTTCTTCTTTGAATGCATAGAGTTCTTGAATTCCTTTATGATTCTGAAAATCGACTCTATTTCCTGTGGAGTGCAGTCCGACAAGATCCCTGACAGTTCACTATCATATTGTGCCTTTACTTCAGGTATGTCCGGTCGCAAAAGAGTATCTGTAGAAACCTGCAAAGCTTCAGCGATCTTTAGAAATGTCTCAAGCTTCATCCTCTTTTTCCCCAACTCGATATCGCTTATATGGGGTAAAGATATAGAGGTTTTTTCGGATAGCTTAGATTGACTCCATCCTTTACGATTGCGTTCCTCACGGATGCGCGCACCGACACATTGGTAAATGGACAGTTCTGTATTTTCCATCGATGCGCCTCCTTATCGCCTATAGACTATACTATGAATAAAATTATATATTCGATAGACTAAATGCGATATAGTCCAAAGGGTATGCTATCGTCCATAGACTATAATGAATCCAAAAAAAATTGGAGGTTTCATTATGTCTATCAACTACACAAAAATTGGAAAAAGAATTCAAGAGAACAGAAGACACCGAGGTCTATCACAGATGACACTATCAGAGATGATAGATTGTTCGCCCGGATTCGTAAGCTATATAGAAAATGGTGTCCGAAAAATGAGTCTGGATACATTTATCGCAATTGCAAATGCACTCAATACAAGCTCGGACGAACTGCTGGTTGACTGTATTGACAACACCATTATGGCCTACAACCATGCGTTTGCCGAACTTATATCAGACTGCAGCGATTTTGAGGTGAAGGTACTTGTGGACATTGCATCCGCAACAAAAGAGTCCTTGCGTAAACACAGGCCAAACAGCGGTATCAGGTATAAATGACAATAGGTTATTTGAAAGAAAGATGCAAGAATCTATAGGTCAGTGACCTGACCTGTAGTCTATCTCTGCATCTCTAACACAAAACACACGTATTACATTTTCTCAGATTTCTACTACATTTTACTCAAATCCCCCTTTTATCATTCGCTTTGTAATATAATCTGTGATAAGACAGCAATAATGACAAAAACGCAAATCGAGGAGATCATTCGGTACTTCCGAACGATCTCCTCGCGTGATTCATGTCATATTCTTTCAGTATAAATCGGGGAGTAATAAGTGATGATGGAGGGCTCAGGAATGACAATTTCATATAACAAGTTATGGAAGCTGCTCATAGACAGAAGGATGAGTAAATCAGAACTCAGAAAAGCGGCTCAGATCGCACCGAATACAATGACTCGTCTGCGAAGAGATCAGGAAGTTACATTACCGGTTCTCAGTAAAATATGTTCCGTGCTTGATGTAGGTATCGGTGACATCATGGAGTTTTTACCTGATGAAGAAATTATCAGCCAGTAGTCTAAACAGGGAGGAGTACAACAATGGTTTATTACACCGGAGATATCCATGGTTCAAAAGATAGTGTCTCTCGATTTTGCCAAAACATGAGCCTTGGCAGTTCTGATATTGTAGTGCTGCTTGGCGATGTTGGGGCAAATTATTATGGCAATGTACGCGATCTAGAATTAAAACAAGCTCTTGCAGAATTGAAACCTACGTTTCTATGTATTCATGGAAACCATGAGATTCGCCCTTCAACTATTCCATCGTATACAGAAAAAAGCTGGAATGGTGGGATCGTCTGGTACGAGGAATCTTACCCAAATATTCTATTTGCTAAAGATGGAGAAATCTTTGATCTGGAGGGGCTAAAGCATATCGTTATTGGTGGTGCTTACAGCATCGATAAATACTACCGATTGAGCCACGGATACGGTTGGTGGGAAGATGAACAGCCAACCGATGAAATAAAAAATTATGTTGAAAGTCAGATCAAAGGTCATCAAATCGACATCGTATTATCACATACCTGTCCATTCAAATATGAACCTGTAGAGGCTTTTCTACCAATGATAGATCAAAGTACCGTAGATGACAGTACAGAAAGATGGCTGGACTCCATCGAAGAATCTCTTGATTATATCGCCTGGTTTTGCGGCCACTGGCATATCGACAAAAGGATAGACCGCATTCACTTCCTATTTCATCAGTTTGAGGATTCAGAACAATTCGATAGGAGAAGCTCAGATGGATAAAGCGCAATATTTTCGTCTTGAATCAGACGATTATGCCTTGCCCGGTTTCGTCAGTTTCGGTAAGTACTACTTTGGAACGATGGAGGATATCCGAGACCTTATCAATGCGTTGAACAGTGATCCTGAAACGAAAGAGCATTATCAATATCTGATAGATGCCTTTGTTTTGTTCGAAAAAGGACATACCGACAAAACCCATCGAGTTGCTCATCGCGAGGTACCACTGCTGCTGCCGGCATCAGTCCTGTTCCGCGCAGAGACTTCTCTTGTTGACTACGAGTGGGAACACCTTAATATCTGGGGATGGCCTTACAACATGAGGTGTGACAAAGTTGATACTGAACACCTGTGGCTCTGTTGTGAAAATGAATTCAGTCGCTGTATAAAAGCCAGATTTCAGAATCTTCAATATATGCTGATCGATGATAAGTGGAAGCCCATCGGAGATATGTTATGGGGATTTCCTCATATGCTCAAGGTCAATAGACCTCAGATCAGAAACCGTCTGGCTATACAGGAAAGAAACTTTGTGTCCATGGAAGAATCCATAAAGGATTGGAGTGCATTTCAAAATTTCCCACAGCCCAACTTTACAGGAATTTGCAATGAGATTTTTGGAGATGGATAAGAATTGAAAAAGCTTAAAAATACGGATGAACTATTGTCTTCTGTATCATACACGATCAATAACCTCAATCAACTGCGAGATCAGGCATACCAGCAGTACAGTGCCCTTATACAAATGGTCGTACATAATGAGATAACAGAGGAAAAACAACTCGAAAGAATCATGGACAGCCTTCTGGATTTTTGCGATGATCCCAGATTTCTCAGCCTGTATAAGAGGCTGTGCCGGCATATCTTTGTTCGTTTTCCGCAGCTTGTAGGTGAGCATGTGTCATTATATCACTCGCTTTTCGAATCTGGAAAAGAAAAATCTGAAAGTCCAAATGTTTAACCTGGCTTTCTATCCCAGGTTGTGGTATTTGTTTGTTCTGCAAAGGAGGTGCAACACCATGACTTATGTACTATCTGATATACATGGACAAAGAAGAAGGTGGGAATCCATCTTACAGCAGATCAACCTTCAGTCTGAAGATATCTTGTATGTTCTTGGCGATGTGATAGACAGAGGACCGGACGGAATACAGATTCTCAGGCAAATAATGTCGGTGCCAAATGTCAAAATGTTAATTGGAAACCACGAACTTATGATGCTCGAAGCCCTGTACTACCCGCTTATCAGGGATAATGGTCAGCTGGATGAAACTATGTACCGCAAACTAAACCTGTGGTATCGAAATGGTGGAAAAGTTACACATCAATACTTAAAAAGGATTCGTAAGACAACCAGAGCAGAGATATTCAAATATCTGGACGAACTTCCCCACAACGTCAGAATTGAGGTCAATGGAAAGAAATATATACTTACCCATGCAGCAGTAACAGATGGTTCGCCTCACAAATATGCCACCGACCGAGAATATGCTGTGTGGCATCGATACAATTATTTCCCTAAGCGTGAAAACGAAACCGTGATATTCGGGCATACAACTACAGTGCAGTACCAAAACGACAACCCCATAAGCATCTTATATCGAAACGGATGGATAGGTATCGACTGCGGATGCTCTTACCCGGAGGAAGGCACAATATTTACCGGTAGATGTGGACGTCTCGCCTGTTTGAGATTAGATGACATGAAAGAGTTCTACTCTGAGGAACCTGTCTATGAAATGTATATGGAACATTGGTCCAGGCTGAACAGATAGAAAAGGAGGATCTTCAATGAGACACCGGTTATTCACCCCGGAAATCGACCACTACATTTGGTGGCTCGGTGAACGTGGCATAAGCAATTCCCATTGTAATGGTTATGACGAGAAAAGTCTTAAGCTTTTGGACGAACTGTTTTATCTTATCAAGCAAATCTCTCCGACATCATTAAATGGTGTCAGAGAGATTTGGCTCACATCAGAACGTGGGCCAATCGAAAAATATCATGATTATGAGGAGCTCCTCGCTGATGGAGAGGTAAACAGCTACGAAGAGTTTGAGCAGATGTGGAAAGAAGAATACCCGGATGAGATATCCTGGCACAATTTTACTGCTGTAGAGGATGCAAGCATCGGGTATCGCGCCATATTTCTTAACCACCGTTTTGTAATTGAGCAAGATACAAGAAAAGAGAAAAGCTATCCCCATAATATTTCAGAATTTGTCGGGTGGATGTTAGATAGCGTAGAAGAGTGTATTCGGCAACTGGAATCCGGCGCCTATAACGAACGAATTGAAAAAGAACTTCCACCTCAGCATAGGATCGGGATCATTAAACGAAAAGATTATTGGGATATCTTCCCTGATTGCCGTGAGAGCTTTTTTGCGCATACAACACCTGATGAGATTAAAGAGTTCCTTCGCCATGTTCATACGCAGCAAAAGGATCGGGAGTGTGATCTTCTAAGATGTGAGAGCATGACAGCAAATGAATTCTTCAAATATTGCTCACTTGGATACAAGGCAAACAGATATTCCGGTGAAGAGCTTAGTCCTAAAAAGCAGTACCTCAAACATGCTGATGGTCGTGACGAGGGGTTAACCGACATAGAACCGGATTCTCCGTCCGCCTTTTTCAATTGGCTTAATAACGCCGAACGATTTGGCGGTCATCCCTTTGAGGTCTGTCGCGGAGGAAACTCGACTCATATATCTCTCTACGTTGCCCATGATAAAAAAGGATATTATTTGTTCCTTTCAGGTTCCGCATGGAATCGAACCATAGAAACAGTGAAATTCTATAATGCACTGAAAAGAGCCGGAGCACCAGTTTATTTGCGTGAGGCAGACGAACTTATAGCCAGATTAACAGAGAAAGAAGAGATTGGAATAGTACCGGAAGGTATTATCCCTGCGTATTGTCACAGTATGTTTCCTGGAAGAAATATCATTGACTTTATAAATCTGCCATATGAGGATCGTGCTCTTGTTTCAGAAAAAACGCAATGGCTCCCTCAACCTCAAGTAACACTCAGGAGGTAATCATGTGGACATAATAATACACTTTCCCAAAACACGATTGGGATGGCATACTCTTGTACGCCATGCTGCGGCTGTTTCAGAACTCATCGAACTTGACCGGCAAGGCAAGTTAATTGGTCCTCTTGCAACACGCATCCTTCAAATCACGCCTGATGATGAGGAAGATGCACTGTTCAGATCAATCAAAAAGAAATATTGTAAAAGGAAATAACACCGAATGGATCGAAAATTTGATGGCATGCCCGTAATCATAGCTCATTTTGACAAGGATTTGAACATAATCAATGAAGAGTGTTATAACCTTGAGAACATCGAGATGGATAACTGGCAGATAGAGATGTTCGCCAGGGCAATCTTACCCGATATCCAAAAATACTATGAGAATGAAGAAAATGTACGTGCTTTCGAAGCATGGCAGCGTGAACAGGAGCAAAAGCTGACTACAAGAACAGATCTGCCCCAAAAGAGAGGTGAGAGAAAATGATCTACTTTACATCGGACCATCACTTTGGACACACAAATATCCTTAAACATTCTGGCAGACCTTTCTCTTCCATCGAAGAAATGGACTCAGTGCTAATCAAAAATTGGAACGCGAGAGTTCACCGTGATGATGTCGTGTACATATTGGGTGATATGTTCTTCCGAAACAGTGTTTCGGCGGAGGAATATCTTCATCAACTCAAAGGGATCAAGCATCTGATCATCGGAAACCATGATAAAGATTGGATAAAGCGAATCAACCTTTCTGATCATTTCGTTTCGGTACAGTTCATGTCCGAGATCAACGATGGTAGTCATAAAATCACACTTTGCCATTATCCCATGATGTCCTGGAATGGGTGTAACAAGGGTGCATTTCATATTCACGGCCACATCCACAATAATCGCAATGATAGTTACTGGCCACTCCTTCGACAGATGCCTCATGCGCTTAACGCAGGAATAGATATCAATGGTTTTTCACCGGTCACATTTAACGAATTGGTGGAGAACAATCGCATTTTCAAGGAAAGCGAGGGATGAACAATGTTATCAAGAAAAACATTTGTAGACGCCATCAATAATATCAAAAAGCATGAATCAATCATGGATAGACTTCATGATATAGTTCGTGAGATGGGAGATTTTCCACCTAATCTGGATTTTGAAAATCTGAAACACGAATCACTTATGAGCGTACTGAAAGAGTCTATGAATGACAAGTACGACTATATCAGCTGGTGGCTTTACGAGGCTACGGATGATTTCACCGTGTCGTGGGAGGAAGACGGACGACATGAGGAGCGAAACCTTGAAACTGTTGATGCACTCTATGACTTTCTTGTTGAACAAACAAGGAACACTCATTTTGAGGATCTGCCGATTCATGACGAAATGCCATCGAGCATGTATGTGGATGAAAGCATCCCTTACAAGGTGATCAGCAAAGAGGACTTCCTTACCTACTTTGACAGAGTCTTTGACTATATCGACGCTAATGAGGTCGTGCTTGAGATCAGAGGAGAAGGCAAAGACCGCTATATCCTCCTTAACATCCGGTGCTACAACAAAATGCTTGCGGAGGAAGACGCTCTCAAGAAGCAGCTCGAAAGCATGGAGAAACAAAATGGAAAAAGAGTGTGTGACAGTAACAGTTGAAGTCGACGCAGACCTCATTGCTGAAGCAAATAAGGTTTTAGAACCACTGGGACTGACAGTAGAACGTGCCTTTGTGTTGTTCCTGCACTGGATGGTCAGGCATCCGGAAGAAGCAACTGCTTTGATGCTCAAATGGAAGGCGGAGCAGGAAGAAGCAAATGGCTATTTGTGGTCATGATGATT